TTCTCTATTGAAGTAGTGGTTTCAGGGTAACCAGGGATTGGTGCTATGCTTAATTCCCAGAATTCTTCTACTTTTACTTTGTCTCCTTCAACTTCTTCTTCGTTAATAGCTACTTGGACTGATACATTTGATATATCCCCTCGTTTCAGTTTCCGCACGAGGTTTTTTTCTCCTGGATCGATGTTTGCTTGGTAGTATAACCCGTCGTCTTCGATAGATATGTCTTCTATGTGTCCTACTGGCATGTATCCATGTTCATCATGGTTGTATAGCATTGGTTTACCAATAAGTGTATCTGCTGTTTGTTTTATGCTTTCTTTATCGTATATGACTCCGTTTCTGCTTTTTTTCTCGAAGGGTAGTGCGAGTCCTTGCATTTTCACGCCTTCTTGTTCTTCTTCTGTTATTTCGAAGGACTCTGTCATTAGTTTTACGTTTGGTTTTTCCATTTATACCACCTTTATATCCTTTATATATGTTTTTGTTTGAGGCTACTTATATGATTTCGCCCTATATATCAGCCGCTACAGTGCATCTGCAATTAGGATGGGTTGATTCTACTGGGGTTGGTGCTTTTTCTCTTTTAAAAGGCTTCATGTGTAAAGCCTTACAATCCTCACAAACACGATTATCCTCAGTAGCTATCCATATAACTTCATCAATTCCTGCTTCATCCATAGCGTCTTCAGTTCCTTTTGAACTGGCTTTGATTATTTCGCTTCTTGCTATTGTTTCAGCTCTGTTTTTAGTTAACCCATCTAACTCGTTCATTAGTCTGTCTCTGGCTTCGGGTATTGATTCGCCTTCCTCCATAGCTTTAGTTAATTCTTCTTCAACTTTTTCTCCTGCATCTTCGTGTAGGTTCTCGATATAATCTCTTTGTTCGTTTGCAAGTTGTTCAACGCCTCTCGGGTCAACGTCTCCGGTATCTATTTGTTCTCCTTCTTTGTCAAATACTCTTTTAGTTCCTTTATCATGAGCATCTGTGAACAGGTCTTTTACTTTCTGCATCATGCCTGTATCGAATACATTATTTATGAGGTTTCGTGCATCGTCTATATATGATTCGGTTAAGGTTTTTTCTCTTAGGGTGGATAAGTATTCATCAAGTTCATCGTAATCGATGGAGTTTTCTATTAGTTCTTCGTATTCGTCTATGTCTACGCCTACACCGTAGTATTTTCTCTTGTTTATTTTTTTGTGGAATACTTTGTTTTTGTTTTTTCTTCGTCTTCTTTGAGCTTTTTTCTGGATTCCTCTTTTCTTTATTTTTCTCTGGAATTTCTTTCGGGTTCTCCTATCCATTTGAGGTCACCCTTCTGTTTTTTTAAGTGCTTGTTCTATATCGTCAGGTAGTTCTACTTCCTGTTGCTGTTCTTGTGTTAGTTCCCACTTGTAAGCGTCTCCGAAGTCAGGATCTGGCTCTATTCCGAGAACCTTTTGGTAGTCTTGTAGTCTGCATCCTCCGTTCTTCCAAGCTGTAGCTATGTTCTTGATTTTTTCTTTCTTGGTTGGGAAGTCGAACTCACCGAAATTTAACTCGGGCTCAGAATCAGTATATCCTTCGAAACTTGCTATTTCTCTTAATACTTTATTTATTTTATCTATGAAGCTGTCTCTTTTGCTTTGAATCCGTAGGTATAGTCCGCTTTTCTGGTCCTCGGCTACAGCGTAGTTAGTTACATCTCCATGCATATAGAAGCTCGGTATAATAGTGCTGGTTATTCGTTTATTAATTTCTTTAATGTGTTTCTGTATATCCTCGTGTTTACCGTTGTATCCTAAGTCGGTTTTTTCTACTGCTTTATTTGTTATGATGTTTTCGTTGTCATCGCTTTCCTTGATAGCTTTGTCAAAGTCTTCTTTTTCTTCTTTAGTGAGTGGTGAGTCATCTATATTCTTAATTGTTAGTATATGTTTTGCTATTGATTTCCATCGGCTTATAACAGCTAAGTCCCTCTGTAGTTCATCGTAGATTTGGTAGTCGTCGTAAGCACTTGCTATGTCACTTCTACCATAAACAGGGATCTTGGAAACACCGTTTTTTAGGTGGATTATATCGTCTGTGTCAAATACATCTCCTTTTATATGTTTCTTCGAAGTTTTATTTGGGTAGTATCTAACTGTTACTCCTTTTCCTGTCCGTAGTTTATTCTTTAATATGTATTTAGTTGGTTGGAAGTTCTGGTTATAATCGATATACATTTTCTCGCTTTCAGGAATTGGCACAAAGTTCACAGGCTTACCGCTCGAAGGATTCCTAAGAATCTCGATATAGCCATTACCAGTGATACAGTAGTTCTCTACTGCTTCTCGTAGAGCTGNTTTTAATTTAGGTAGAACATAGTTATTAAAGTAGTATTCGGCTTCAGGGTCTTCAGTTTCTATGGTTAGNTCTCTACCCATCACCATATCTGTGAATAGCTCGATTGAGGCGTTGACTTGTGGTAGGTTTCTATATATTTTTCTACTGGCTTTCATTTCTCCATGTGGTGTTTTAATTGTTTCTCCGAATATATCAGGTTCACTGGCATAGTGTGCTGTGCTTGATCCGAGGAACGGTGGCACTGACTCACTTGAAGTAGTTAGATTTTCTTTAATTTTATTGGTTACTTGGGAAAATCTATCCTTTAATGCCACGAGGGATACACCTATATAAGTTATATTTAAAGCTATTTATATGATTTCGGTTATTTCTCGAAGGGATCGTATTTACTGATCATTAGTTCTTCTTGTTTTTCCTTGCTACAGGCTAACATTAAGGAGTCTGCGTAGTCAGGTGATTTACTTGGATCTTTGATTTTTTTCTTATTTTTACTTGTGTATTCTATTTTTAAAGCGGTTAATTGGTTTTTAAGTTTACTATGGTTTGGGATATTGATTCTTTGTTCTTCGAATAGGGTTCTTAGATACCAGTAGTATTCGGCTTTTTTATTTAACATAGTTTTATCTTTGCTTTTTTCCCCTACATTTATTAGGTTTATATTGTAGCCTTTTTCTTTTAATCTGTCTGCTACTCCTTTTCCTATTCCTATTGAATCTATATTAACTTGGTTTTGTTTATCTATTTTTTCTGTTACTCGTGCTACTGTTTCCATTGTATCGTTACAGCTCCAGTTATTGATATTTTCAATTTTATAGGTTTGTTTATTTGTCTTTATTTTTGTTAATACATTTAAGTCGTTTCCTGCTGCTGCTACATCTAATCCGTAGATTGTTTTTCCTTTTATATTTGTTTCTTTTTCTACTGCTTTTTCTATCCAGCTCCATCTTATTAAACTTGCTTCGCTTGAATCTGGGAATCTGGATTTATAGAGTATTTGGTATTCTCGTGTGTTTTTTCCTCCGAGTTCAAGAGCTTTTTCATCGAAGTATTCTTTGCTGTGTCTTCCTTCTTTTATTCCTTGTTTTTCTCCTATATGGATGTTTAGGTATTTATCATTGTTAAAGTGTCGCCAGAAGAAGTTTTGTCTGTGTAATGGGTTTCCTACTTCTACTACTTTTCCTTCTATCATTCGGTTTATTTCTTTATTATATTTCTCATCTTCTATTTTACAGGCTTCATCTATTACTAATAAGTCTGATCCGTATCCCATTAGGTCTCCGCCTGCTGTTAGTATTTCAAGAGAGCATTTGTTAGTGAAGTCTATTTTCTTTTTAGACATTTGTTTTTGTAGTCTTTCGGTTTTATCTGTTTCTAATGGTAATAGGTTTCTAAAGGATTCGTGTTCTATAAGGAAGTCAATAATATAGTCTCTTAATATATTTGCTTGCCCTGTTTTTGGTGCTATGACTTTTATTTTTTTATCGTCGTTTAGTAGTATGTAGAGGCATATTCCGAAGGCTACGCTGTAGGTTTTTCCGTATCGGGTATAGCAACAGATGTGTATTTTTTCTTTGTTTGGGTTTATTATTGATTCTGCTATTTTTTCCTGGGTTGGGTATAGGTTTATTTCAAGGTTATTTGTTACTGCGTTTACTATGTCTTTATAGTTCATTAGTAACCCCTCTGAATGTCTTTTATTTCTTCTCTTACTATTTCTCGAACATCAGTTTTAGAAAGATTTTTTTTAGGGGTGTTTATTTCTTTAAGAATTTGAAGAAGTTTTTTATCATAAGTTTCTTTTTTGCTTAAAGTAGTTTTTTTATCTATTAATTTCTTTGTTTTTTCATCTATTCGGAGTGTAGTCCAACCCATGTATATCTTAGTATATCTTAATATATCTTGTTATATTTAATCTTTTTCTTCTTTTTTCTTTTCTTGTTTTTCAAGGTCTTGGTAGATTTCTTTTAATTTATCTCTGGAATTTTCTTCTTGAACGTTCTCTATATTAATCTCAGTATCTGGACTACCCATATTACACCTATCAAATATATCTTTAGCAGTATCCAGCTTCAGTTTAAGTTGCCTTCGTTCCTCTTCCGATATATCCTCTTTCTCCAATATATCTTTATAAGTCTTAAGAGAACGAGTAAGTAACGTGGTTAATTGGCTCTTAGTTCTTCTGGTTCGGTTTTCTCTTCTTCTTTTAAGTTCCTTTATTACTTTAGGTTTACTCATTAACCTTGTTGCTCCTGCTTTCGCTGAATCTCCAGTTGCTTTATATCCTGCTTCTTCGTAAGCTTTCTTTTGAGACATACCTCTTAAAAGGTTATCTATATAGTTCCTTTGCTTCTGGTTTAACCCTGTTTTACTCATATTTTATACCTGTTTTAGTAAAGGTTCGTAAATGTTTAACTATAGTTATCTTTAGTTAGTAGCAGCTTCTAATATTATTTTACCTATCTTTGGATGAACACAATTTCTAACTACTTGTGCTTCATCTTTTTCTATATTATATTTATCGAAATCTATTTTCATACTGTAGTGTTTCATTAATTCATCTTTATCTGCATGAATCGTATCTATCTTATTTATTTTTATATTCTCTGTAATTTTAAAGTTACTCCAGAGGTAATGTCTATATATTTCTTGTGGTTCGATTAATGGTTCATAATAACTATTTACATTTTCTACACAGTATTTTCCATTAAAAAAGTTTTTTAATAGTATTATTTCTTGATAAAGTCGCATATCAGGATATTTCGCTTCTCTATCTCTATTTATAGAATGATTAGATTTAACTTGAAGTGGATTCATTCTGCTATGTGTTGGACATGGTGGACTACTCCAAATAAAGTCGTAGTCTTGAAAGTTATTTAATAAATATTCATGAGCATCTTCAACTACTACTTCATCCTCTGGAAAGAAATCCTGATATGCTTTTGCTATCTCTTCATTCCATTCTACTGCAGTTACATTTACTTCATCTCCCCAAAGCTTACGGTTACCACCTATTCCAGCATACAAATTAAGTATCTCTATATCTTCAAGGTCTTTATCTTCTATTGGATCTTCATCTAATTCTTCTACTTCTTCATTTATCTCTTCCAGTTCAAGTATTTCATCTTCCTCAAAACCAGTTAACGAAGTATCAATATCAAGATCTTCCAATTCCTCTAACTCTAAACTTAGTTTTTCTTTATCCCAGTTAGATTCAGTAAGTTTGTTATCTGCTATCCTGAAAGCTTTAACCTGTTCCTCTGTTAAATCAGTTCTCTTTATGCAAGGAAGCTCCTC